AAATCATGCGCACCGTCTGCGTGCGGCCGCTGCCCTCCTGTAACTGCGGCTTGTAGGTTTCCGCACAGTTGGCAACGGCAATCATCACGCCGTCGGCATCAAACAGCCCGATTTCACGGATCCAGAAACCGCCTTCGCTTTCCGGGATAATCTGCTCGGCAATAATCTGGCTGCTGTTCGCCGCGTCAACCGTCAGTGAGTTGAGCGAAGCGCGGCGTTTCTCCCCGACAAGTTTGGTTTGTGCCGCGTCAGGCGTTGGCAGCGTGCCGCCACCATCACCTACGGCCATTTCGGTAATCTGCACTTTCGTGCCCAGCGCGGCGGAGTTGGCAAGCTTTGCCGCGCCCTGGCTCGTCAGCAGGGCAAAATATTTTGTTGTCATGTGCTCACTTCCGTCAGGTCAATAAGATGCACCGCCGCGCCGGTAAAGCCCGGCCCGCTCACGGTGATGATTTCAGGGGTGTATGGGTAAACGGTCAGCTCGTCACCGCTGTAGCAGGCGGCGGCTACAGGCAGCACTCCGCTGGCGTCAAGGTTGATTGACAGCCCGATGAGGTGGCGACTGCATGGCTTGGCATCCGCAATCAGGCGCTCAAGCTCGTTGTACATTTCTTCGGTAATGCCGGTATCCAGCACGCCCACATCAAGACGAAATGTGCCTGGCTCATCGTTTGTCTGCCACCACTCAACAATGCGGATGAGGTAGCCCAGCGGCTCAACCACATGGCGCAGCGAGCCGATGGTGCCTTTGTGGCGGTGGACATATTCCGATGCGGCAACAACGCTGCGCTTGGTGGACTCGGACCAGCCCTGGTCCCAGCGGTCCACCGACCACGCCCACGCCAGATAGGGCAGCAGCGCAAGCGGGCAGGTTTTCGCGTTCCACAGCCTGCGCAGTGGAACCGGGATTTCGTCAATCTTTGCGCACGCCTCCGCTGCTGCAACCTCCAGCGCAGAAGAACCGACCGGCAGCAGGCGATCACTCATCCGATCCCCCTATCGTAATGCTGTAGCCGGTGCAGTAAGCGGCCTGCGTCTTGTCCAGTACCACATCGGTGTCAGGCGCGGCCAGCTCAACTCTCTGCACCCCTTCAACGTGCAGGGCGGCATATAAGGCTGATTTGCGGATATCCCGCCCAAGTCTGGCCTGCGCAGTGATAAAGGCGGCAAGCTTTGCCTCTGATGCGGCGCGGATGGGTTCAGCCTCTGGTCCCGGATACAGGTAAAGCGTGGCGTCAATACTGTATTCGATGATTTCAGCTGACTGCACTGTCACCCGGTCGGAAACAGGGCGCACGTCTTCATCATTCAGCGCCGCGTCCACCACGGCCAGCAGGTCAGCAGCCGCCTGCCCGTTGCCCTCACGCGCCAGCACGGTAATGGTGACACAGGCCGGTGACGGGCTGATCGCCGACGCATCGGCCACGCGCCCGTCGGCACTTTTTGCGTGATACTCGTAAGCCCCTGAAGGCCCGGCCACGCTTAGACCTTCAAAGGCGGCAGCGATGCGCACGCGGTAATCATCGTCGCTTTCCATCACGGCGTCGGTCGGCGGTAAGGTCGTTTCATCCGCCGCCGTCAGGGTCAGGCGGGTTACGCCGTTGTTTGCCCCGAGTTGGTCTAAATCATCTGCCAGTGAATAAGCCACCATGACGGCCTTAGCCGCCTCGTTAACGCGCTGGCGCAGGATCACCTCGCGGTAAGCGTTTTCCTGCAGAAGCTTGACCACCGGATCAGATTCCAGTGCCAGCGTGCGGGCGACCGCATCCTGTTGCTCAGCCGGGTAAAGCGATATCAGCGTGGCTTTGCGTTCGGCCAGCAGGGTTTCATAGTCCAGCGCCTCCACCACATCGGGTGCGGGTAGCTGGCTCAGGTCAATAGTTGCCATAGTCTCAGCTCACGGGAATGGTTAGTGAAAAATCCTGCGCGTTATCACTGCGGTTGCCGGTGATTTCAACCACCATGCCGCCGTCAAACGCGGATTCGTAACTGATGCCGGTCAGTTTTATGCGGGGTTCCCATTGCAGGATCGCCATATAGCAGGCCGACATAATTTGCAGGCGCAGCGCCTCGTTTTGAGGCTGGTCAATTAGCGCCGACAGCAACGAGCCATAGCTGCGACGCATTACCCTGGTGCCGACCGGCGTCAGGAGAATGTCGCGCACCGACTGGCGAATATGCTCAATATCGGTAATGGCCTCGCCGGTATCCCGGTTCATGCCGATATATTTCACGGTCATGCCTTCGGCCCTCCTGACAGATCGGTGCCGGACTTCACGCCGTCGTGTTTATGGGAATGAACGATTACGCCGTTAGAGCTGAAGCTGCCGCCGCTGTGCTTTATGTCGCCCGCCATCGTGCCGCCTTCGGTCACTTCCAGCGTGGCGGTTTTCAGCAATGCGGTACATTCAACCTCTGGCGCATCCAGCAGGATTTTTACCGCCGCCTGAATGGTCGCGGTCTTGATACCGGTCGCCTTCAGCGCGCTGGTTTCCGGTTCATACTCGATCACCGCGCCGTCCGGGAATGACCAGTGCAGGGCATCGGCTGATGCAGACGGGGCGGGGTTTTCGTCAGAGAACACGCCGGGTAAAACAAAGCCGGTATCCAGCTCGCCACCCAGGCACAGGACAAGCACCTGCTCACCGACAGAAGGCGCATTCCATGAACGTGTACGCCCGGCACGGGCGGTCAGCCAGTGCAGCCAGTTGGTTGTATTGCTGCCGGTATCCACGCGGCACAGCCCGTCGTCCAGATTGATGGCGGACACGGTGCCGATGCGGATCAGATTGCGCAGCAGGCGCAGGATTTCGGGGATTTGTTCGTTCATGCGGGGTAGTGTCACGCCGGGGGCAAAGGACGACAATGAAACGCCGCCCGCTCATCGCTGACAGGGCAGGTTATTGAGAAAGGCGGGCGATAATTTCATTTTCAATCAAATGGCGTTCGTTTTCAGTAATCCCCAGCAGCGGGCGCGCCTCGTACTGCACCTCTTTCCCGCCACGGGCTGGCAGGTCACGCAGGCCGTAATGATGTACGCGGGCCATGCGCTGCACGTTGCCGGTAAATTCCACCACGGCATCGTCAGCGGTGCCTTTCGCCTTCATGTATTTTGCCGTGCGTAGCCTGGCGAACATCTCGCGCTTTACCCGACCTTTCTTTTTGCGGACCGGTGCCTTTCGGGGTTTAAACGGCGTGCCGTCAGGCTCCTGCTGGCGCTTGATGTTTTGCTGCTGACCGGCGCGCAGCCGTTTGGCAATTGAGCGGGCCATATCTTTTCGCGCAGCCGGCGACAGGTTGTCAATCAGCGCCCCCAGCCGCTCGTCGAATGCCTCCAGCCCGCTCACAGCCGTAGCCCGCTGACAAGCTCACCGCCCGCGTAAAGCTGCGTTGGGCGCGCGTCGTTATCCGGCAACGGGTTCTCGCCAATATGGTTAACGTGCAGCGCGCCGCCCTCCTGCTTCACGATCACCCGCTCAGTCAGCTGTAAATCAATGCTGATATCACACAGCGTGTCGCTGATAACGTCGGCCTTGAAGGTGAAGCCGGTGCGCCGCTTTTCTTCGGTTGCCATAATGTCGGGCTGGTTTTCACGCAGCCAGGCCAGCAGCGGAACAATCAGCAGATCGGGGCTGTCACCGTAATCGGTCACAACAAGATTGAGCTGATACTGATACTCAAACGACAGCGAGCTGGCGAGCGTGGAAGCAATGCGCCCGCTGTCGATAAACATATTCAGGCTGTCAGGATTTCGTTTTAGCAGCGGCACGCTGTCTGCCAGCATCTGTCGTATCTGTTGCGGTTTCAGCATCGTGCTGCTCCTGACAATCTTTAATGATTTCAACCTGCAACCCGCACGACACGAGCGCAGCCTCTAACTGGCGGTTATCCGCCGCCAGATCGCCCTGTGATTGCAGGCTGTTGCCCGGTAGCGGGCAGCTTGTTACGCGCGGACAGCCAGTCCAGATAATCTCTGGCGTTGCTGAAGGCCGGACGGCTGTGCAGCCGGATAACATCAGCAGGCAGGGCAGCAGCAGACCAGTCACGCAAAGTCGGATTAGCATCGGTTTCCCTCTGTAATTGCAGTTCACGGCTAAGGGCACCGGCGCTGGCCTTGCCTTGAAGCTCACGCAGCGCGGCATCGCGCTTTCCGGTTGCCCTGGCTTCATCATTCAGCCGGGTTATAGCTTTATCGCGGCTTTCAATTCCGGCGGACAGCGTGCCGATGATGCGCTCAGCGGCGCTCAGCTCGTTTTTCTTTACATCAAGCTGCCAGCAGGTGAAGCCAAGCACCGCCAGCGCCACGGCCAGCGCAGCCACAACCAGACGCATCATGACGTCCCCTTTAAGCACCAGACTTTCTCACGGGCGCGGCGCTTTTCGATCCCGGCATTCTTCACGCCCCTGACGTAAACCCAGCGGTCGAGCTGATCGCATGCCTGCCACCACTGCTTACGCTTCAGGTAGCTGACCAGCGTCGAACGGCAGGCAGCGCCGGTGCCGACGTTAAACGAAAAGCTGACCAGCGCGTCATACACCGGCGCGGGCATATCATCCGGCACGCAGGCCGCAAGCTGACGCTCAACGCGCATCACGTCATACACAAGATTGACCGCCGCCTGACGCTCACTTACATGGCTCTGCGACGTCACGCCCGCGGTGTGTCCTATGCCGTTAGTCCAGACTCCGGCGCTGCACTGGTAAGGTGAGGTGCGGCAACCTTCAGCATCGGCAATCAGTTGCAGCCCACCGTCGGAAATTTTCAGGGTATTGAAGTCAGGCAGCAGCACGGCTATTGCCAGCACGGCCATAACGGCGCAGCGGTTAGCGGTCTTCAATATTCACCCCCTGCACGGTCTTCCGGTGAAGCTCATACGTTTTCCGGCGGTAGTGCCAGTTAATAAAAAACGTCGCCACGTTAATCACTAACGTCACGATGGCGACGCCGGATCCCACCATAAAGGCGATTTCCTGCGGCGTGTGGCGGGCGAACCACATCAGCACAAGCCCGATCAGGTAGTTAATCAGCGAGCTGACTTTCTCCATTTTTTTCAGTCCCACAGGTTAACGGTTTCATCCGCTGACGATTCAGGCAGATCCGGCAACGTCACCCCGTAGCCGTGCATCAGTACCGGACCGCTTTCAGCCAGCCCCGGATTGGCGGCATAAACCAGCTCAACCGCTTGCTGCGTGCGCCCGTAGTAACGCCAGCAAATCTGATCCACGGTGTCGCCCTGCTGCGCGTAAATAATCACAGCAGGCTCACGATGCAGCCGGAACGCCCGCCGATACGGCTGATACTGAAACGCGCGTCGCGCCAGTATTCGTCCGCGCTGGCTTCAATCTCACCGGCCTTTTTCGTGCCGCTGGCGTCATAGCCGCGATAACGTTCGACGATGGTCGCGGCGGTCAGGGCAGAGACGGCGGCAAAATACTGCGCCACCTTTTCGCTCTCATCGTCAAAGCGTTCTGCCGGTACGTCAGACAGGGTTTTGAAGCCCGCCGCCATCTGCGCGGCGCGCCAGTCATACAGCTCGGCGTTCACTTCTGAAATCGCCGTTTTTAACGCAAGGCGCAGGCGCTGCGCGGTGACGGTGCCTTCATAACGCAGCGTGTCGCGCAGCTGCTGAAGGTTGATATCAGGCCAGAAAAAGGTGTTCTTTACCGGCGGCTCGGCGGCATCTGCCGGTCGCGGGGCGGGTATAACAAGCATGTTCATAATCGGCCTTAAAATAGGTGGGCGGTGGAGAACGGCGCAGACACTGAAAGTGCGTTGCCGTTCTGCCGCCCGGCGCGGGGCGCTTTCGGTCAGCGGCGGGCAATAGCCTGCTTTTTCAGCTCGGTAGCCAGCCGCTCTATGTCCTTTTTGACGCCGCAGCCCTCATGCAGCTGTAGCGCCCGTGTCAGGTGTTCCATTGCATCCAAAGCCCTGCCCCCATCGCGCAGGACATACCCGGTGATTTTGTGCAGCTTGGCGCGCACCTGATCGGGCATATCTGCCGATTTCGTCAGCTCAATCGTCGCCAGCAGCGGGCCGGTATCGACCAGCGTTTTCAGCGTCCAGGCGCGGGTCGTGGCGTCGGCAACCTCTTCAGCCAGCAGGTAAGCCGTTGCATCACGCTTAAACCCGGCAGGCGGCACCAGTCCGTGCACAATCGCGTACCGGGCAATCTCCAGCGCGCCCGGCACGTCGCCTGCATCCAGCCGCCAGATCATGACGGTCATCAGCACGGCGTCCTGTGCGCCTTTGCCCTGGCTCAGTACGCCCGCCACCCACGGCAGATACTCCGGCAGCATGTCGCGCTTGAGTTCCGCCTTGCGCTCCTTCGAGCGCACTTTTTTCAGGCGGCGCTTGTCTTCATTGAGCTTAAGCAGCATCAGCTCGTAGCCGCTGGCATGGCGCAGCTGGTTGCTGGCCTGCTGCGAGGCTTCGACAGCCTGCTGGCGCATAAGGTGACGTCGGGCAGGGCTTAACATGCGTTATGCCTCCGGGGTTTCCGCCGGGGCTTCAGCCGTGGAAGCATCGGCCTTAACCTCGTCCGCCAAATCGGACATCGTGATTTTTTCAATCAGGCAACCGGCGGCGTAATCTTCCACCACGTAATCCTCGTTAATGGATTCGTAGTTTTCGATGCGGTCACGCTTCGCCACCTCGTCAATCAGGCGGCGGTGCGTGCCCTCCTGGAAATAAATAGACAGGTTGTCGAGTCGGGTGATCAGCAGCGCATCAGCCGGGAAGTAAGGCACGCGCACGGCAGGCAGGTTGCCGATGCGTTTCTGGCTGACAATCAGATCGCCCGCCAGCGCTTCGGTGTTGGCCTGCACCTGATTAACCAGTGGGAAATACTTGTCAGCCAGCAGCTGACGCCCGCAGATAACAACCAGCTCCGGGTCTTCCTGATACCACGGCTCAATCAGGTTGTTGGTCGCATCCATCACCACGGCGTCAAGGTTCACGTAGGTGCGGCCTTTGCCAACCAGCACGCCGTCGGTCACGGTGCCATCTTCAGCGGTGGTCTTGTTCATCACGCGTTTCGGCGCGTCGTTACGGTACTTTTGCAGCCAGCCCACGGCCACGTCCTGAAGCATCGGGTTTTTAGCGCGGTTGGAGGTCTTCGCACGCTCGACGCCGTTGAAGCCGATCATGATGCGGTCAAGCGACTGGCGCTTGATAATGGCGTCACGCAGGCGGGCCTGAAAATCTTCATAGCGCGCCCACAGGTCTAGCGTGTTGTAACGGATATGGAAGTCATAGTTGACCTGCACACACTCATAGCCGGTGCTGTCCAGCGCCGAGAAATCGGCTGTTTCGCGCTCGTCGCCGCCCGCCGTGTCGGTGGTGCTGGCAATCGAACCGGATACGCCGATACCGACCTTTTCGCCCTTCATCTCGGACACCGGCACGATATTGATACGGGTCAGGAAATCTGAAGACTCCTGCACGCGGTTCATCAGCGTTTGCGTCACCGCCGGTTCAACGGTGAATTTCTTGTTCATATCACCGGTTTCGACGTTGTTCAGCTCGGCCAGGCGGGACATGAAAGCGTTAAATTTAAAGCGGGTGTTCTGGCGCATTTGCGCTCCTGTATTCAGTTAAAGAGTGTTGCGGCCTGCTCAGCAGTCGGTCTGCACGCCGGTTTTGTTATCTGCGCCGGTTGAGGCCGGGCGACGTGTAAAGCTGCCGTCCGTTTTGCCGAGCTGCGATTGCAGTGCGGTAAAGGCGCTGCGGTCTTCACCGGCCTGCAATTCCAGCGCGTCAATCCGCCCGCTCAGGGCCAGCTCAAGCGCCGACAGCTTTTGCGTCTGCTCGTCGCCGTTCTGCTGCACCTGTTCAGCTACGGCGGTCACGGCCGCGCTGACGTCGGCAAATTGCAGGTCGGCGGATTTGATTTTCGCGGAGAACATCGCCGTTACGCGGGCCATCAGTGACGGGGCCGGATCGGCTTCTTCGGTGAATTCGATCAGCGTTTCTTCGGCGGCGGTAAACAGGTTGTCTTTGTGCTGCTTGCGGGAGGCCAGCGGATTCGCGGAAGCCGACGCGCTGAAGCTCAGAATTTCAGTGCCGAGGCTCGCCGGATCGTCGGTAACGGCCAGGCCAATCAGGTATGCCTCGCCGGTGTCGGCAAACTTCGGATTCACCTCAATGGAGGTGTAGATTTTCTGACGCGCTTTGGTCAGCCCTGCCAGCTCAGGCGTCGGGCTGATATCGCCATATAACCCCAGCTTGCCTTTCAGCGGGCCTTCTGTGATTTCTTCCGCGCTCAGGGCGGTTACGTCGCCATAACGGCGGAAAGGACTGTCAGGGGTATAACCCTTGATGTGTTCCATGTTGATGCGGGCACCGTACATGGCCGGGTCATAGTTCGCCGCCATCTGCGAAATCCAGTCACGGGAAATCACGCGGCCGTCGGTGGTTGCGCCTTCAACTGCGATACGAAAACGCTTTGCTTTAAGAGTTGCCATTAACAGGCTCCGGTCAGTGGATTGGTTCAGGTCGGGGCCAGTTTCCCCGTCACGGCGATTCCGCTCAACGAAAGTCAGCCCGCTCAGCCATCAGCAAACAGGGACAGCAGGCGCGGCTTTTTGCGCCCCGGTAGCCTTGTCGCCATGAACATGACACCAACCACTATCATCAGCGATCCGCGCCGTCAGGCCGCACTGCTTTACTGGCAGGGTTATTCCGTGCGCCAGATTGCGGAGACGCTCGGCCAGAAAACACCAACCGTGCAGAGCTGGAAGCTGCGTGACGCGTGGGAGGACATAGCGCCCATCAGTCGCGTTGAGGCCAGCATGGAGGCGCGGTTAATTCAGCTCATCATGAAAGAGGTAAAGGGCAACGGGGATTACAAGGAGATAGACGCGCTCGGCCGTCAGATTGAGCGGCTGGCCCGCGTCGAGCGTTACCGCAGTTCGGGTAACGAGGCGGATTTGAATCCCAACGTGCGCAACCGCAACAAGGGCGAGCGCCAGCCGGTGATTAAAAACGTTTTCAGCGAGGATCAGACCGACAAGCTGACCGGCCTGTTTATGGAAAGCTGCTTTGAGTATCAGCTCAACTGGCACAAAGCCGGGCTGACCCACCGCATCCGCAATATCCTGAAGTCCCGCCAGATTGGCGCGACGTTCTACTTTGCCCGCGAGGCGCTGATTGATGCGCTGACCACCGGACGCAACCAGATATTTTTATCCGCCAGCAAGGCGCAGGCGCACGTTTTCAAAAACTACATTATCGACTTTGCCCGGCAGGTTGATGTTGACCTGAAAGGCGACCCAATCGTGTTGCCTAACGGCGCGCGGCTGATTTTCCTCGGGACGAACGTACGCACCGCGCAGAGCTATACCGGCAACCTGTATCTCGATGAGTATTTCTGGATCCCGAAATTCCAGGAGCTGCGCAAGGTCGCCAGCGGTATGTCACTGCACAAAAAATGGCGCACCACCTATTTTTCCACGCCGTCGAGCCTGTCCCACAGCGCCTATCCGTTCTGGTCAGGCGAGCTGTTCAACAAGGGGCGGCGCAGCAAGGGCGACCGTATCGAGCTGGATTTATCGCATACGCATCTGGCGAAAGGCACATTATGCGGAGACGGGCAGTGGCGGCAGATTGTCACCGTTGAGGACGCGCTGTCAGGCGGCTGTAACCTGTTTGACCTGGATCAGCTGTCGCTGGAGTACAGCCCGCCGGAATACCAGAACCTGCTGATGTGTGAATTTGTCGACGACGATGCCAGCGTGTTCCCGTTTGCCGAGTTGCAGACCTGCATGATCGACAGCCTTGAGGAATGGGCCGACTTTAACCCTTACGCGCTGCGCCCGTTTGATTACCGTCCGGTGTGGATAGGTTATGACCCGTCACACACCGGTGACAGCGCGGGCTGCGCCGTCATTGCGCCGCCGCTCGTTGCGGGCGGCAAATTCCGTGTGCTGGAGCACCACCAGTGGCGCGGCATGGACTTTGCCGCGCAGGCGAAATCTATTGAGGACTTAACGAAAAAATATTGCGTGGAATATATCGGCGTTGATGCAACCGGCATCGGCCAGGGCGTGTTTCAGCTGGTCCGTCAGTTTTACCCGGCGGCAAGGGAGATCCGTTATTCGCCCGAAGTTAAAACCGGGATGGTACTGAAGGCAAAAGACACCATCGGCAGCGGGCGTCTGGAGTACGACGCCGGAAGCACCGATATCACGCAGTCTTTCATGGCCATCCGCAAAACAATGACCGCCAGCGGCAACCGTTCGACCTACGAGGCGAGCCGCAGCGAGGACGCCAGCCACGCCGACGTCGCCTGGGCGATTATGCATGCACTGTTAAATGAACCGCTTACCGCTGCCAGCGGCACCGCTAACCCTTCAATTCTGGAATTTTACTGATGAATAAACGCAGCCGTAAGGCATTTAAGGCACCAACCCCGGCCGCACCGGCAGCGCCTCAGCAGGTTGAGGCGTTCACCTTTGGCGAGCCGTCGCCGGTGATGGATAAACGCGACATTCTGGATTACGCCGAGTGTCTTGGTAACGGGCGCTGGTACGAGCCGCCGGTCAGTTTTCACGGGCTGGCTAAAAGCCTGCGCGCGGCGGTGCATCACAGTTCGCCTATCTACGTTAAGCGCAACATTCTGGCCTCAACCTTTATCCCACACCCGATGATGAGCCAGCAGGAATTCAGCAAATTTGCGCTGGATTATCTGGTATTCGGAAATGCGTTTGCCGAGCTGCGGCGTAACAGCCTGGGCGCACCGTTCAGACTGGAAACCACCCCGGCCAAGTTCACCCGCAAGGGCGTTAAAGAGGATGAATACTGGTTTGTGAACGACTGGAAAGAGCCGCATCTGTTTTCAGCCGGCAGCGTGTTTCATCTGATTGAGCCGGACATCAATCAGGAGCTTTACGGCCTGCCGGAATACCTCAGCGCGCTGAACTCCGCCTGGCTGAATGAAGCGGCCACGCTGTTTCGTCGCAAGTATTATCAGAACGGGGCGCACGCCGGTTACATCCTGTATATGACTGACGCGGCGCAGAGCAGCAGCGACGTTGACCGGATGCGTCAGGCGATGCGCGATACAAAAGGTCTGGGCAACTTCCGTAACCTGTTTATGTACGCACCGAACGGCAAGCCGGACGGAATCAAAATCCTGCCGCTCAGCGAAGTGGCGACTAAGGATGATTTCTTTAACATCAAAAAGGCCAGCCGCGACGACCTGCTAAGCGCACACCGCGTGCCGCCGCAGATGATGGGGATTATCCCCGACAACTCCGGCGGGTTTGGGGATGCGGTGAAGGCGTCACAGGTGTTTGTCAGGAACGAGCTGACACCTTTGCAGGAGCGCATGAAAGAAATCAACGACTGGATGGGGGAGGAGGTAATCGCGTTTCGCCCTTATTCGCTGGAAGCGACCGTAGCTAATTGATGGATAATGTCTGCATATGACTGGTTAACGCTATTAACCGCTCCTTGCTGGAGTAATGAACGCTTAAAAGCCAGAAATGCCTACATTAGTATTAACTCTTCTACAAGATGATCCAGACAAGCTCGCCCAGACACCAACACTACTGTTAAAGACCTTTTAAATTTAAGGTTTTTTCTGTAAAGTCATTCGACTACGTTTTGTTGCTTTCAGCTTAAATATCCAAATAGATACATATGGAAAAACGTTAGGCGGGCGTTAATAACAATTAAGAAAAGAGGCGTTTATGAATTCGGCAAAAGCAAGAGGATACTATGTTTGTCTTGAATATTCTGAATACATTGTACATCGGAGGGGTTGTGAAAAGATAAAAAAGTCATCGATTTTCCTTGGGACTTTATATACTGATCATCAAGCAAAAATGACAGCTAACAAACGATTCAAATCTGTTAACTACTGTTATCATTGTATTGGCACCTTTCCAACATGAAAAACAACCTACCTTCTCAAGGTTGCTCGAAATGAGGGAGAAACTAATCTTTCAATATACCTACCATAGATTTGCATTAAGTCTTTTACTAATTAAAATTTCGCATCTGGATGCGTTTTAAGAGTGGTGGGATAACCACTCTTAAAACATTAAGGCCTTGGAAAAATGAAAATCAATATACTTCATATCGATAAACATGAATTTTTTATGTCGGGTAAATAATTCGATATATTTCCTAAAGAAATTGCAGGTTTAGGCCAGCGAATACCTGCCATTGAGCTTGACCAGGACCGTGATCGGCAACAGAAAACTGAGGTTCCACAAAGAAGTTGTATACAGTCTTACCCTGCTTAATTACCTGCCCCACACCTACCCCCAGCGGAACCCCATAACTGTCATTCTGAAAGTTATAGTTCCAGATAGGGGCTGCACGAAGGTATGTTCCGCCACCCAGCTGGTAGAATGCGAATGGTTGAAACGCACCTACATTGACATCCGCCCTGTCTCCTTCTCCTGCAAAGCTATGCTGCCAGGATGCGAGATAGCCATACTGGAAAACAGGAGAGCTGGCGTTGAATAGCACGTTTACTAGCCCTCCAGACCATTTCTCAGACCCAAGAGAGTCCTCGGTTGCTGTCGGGGTGGTAATTTGAGGGCCGAAACCGAAACTGACTGCTGGATTGCCAGTATCAATAAGATAAGCAGTGAATAGGTTCAGATCACCCAAACCAGTTTGATGTCCACCAGTTGGTGGGGACGGGTAAGTATTTATTGGCAATGAGGCACGAAGGAGCCATTTACTTTCCCCTAATGAGAATGGCTGAGCGTAACGAAGCCAAAATTGGTTAGCATCCTTATCTGACTCACTAACATCACCAATATAATAGTTCTGCATATTAAAAGCAGTCATGTTGGCAAGCGGATTATTAGCCTGAGCAGCTGAAGGATTCTGTTCGGCTGACCAGGCATCAGCCGCCGCTAACAAGCAGAAACAAGATAACGCTGTTGAAATATATCGCATAATAAGACCCCGGATGCAGTGAATTTTTCAGGGAAACACCCCTCGTTAAAAAACATCCAATTTAAGCAAGGTTCAGATGAGATAAAATGCCCTATAAGATCATCTCATAGGGCTGAAGGTATTAAGGTGTTACCAGGTTGAACCAGAATTCAAACTTATCCATATAACCCAGGAGTTCATTTAACTTCTCGGCGTTACCCGATATTTTCACGTCACCTTTATTTTTAGCATCATCAAGCGATTCTTCTTTAAGAATGATTTTATTCAGCGTATCTCGTGAAAGCGTGATGGTTGCATCTGCGTTATCAGCAGAAGCGTTTGCCGTATGGTTAAGCACGCCATTCTCAAGTTCGACCTTGTATTTGCCACCATCTTTACCGAAGTCAAAGTTAAGCAACGCATGGGCATTCGCCGCCTTCTCCCCGTTGATGTGGACGGCCAGATAGTCGAAGAACATTTCTGGCGTCATCGCCCGGACGGTGTCCGGGCTGGCTGTATTAGGGGTCGGCAGTTTCTGCACGCCATTGCGCAGTTCCTGGGCACCGGTGAGGTAGAAGTTACGCCATGGTCCAGACTCAGCCTGATAACCTAATTGCTCCAGAGCATCCGCTTCCAAATCGCGAGCGGCTTTGTTCTCTGGATCAGCAAACACCACTTTACTGACGACCTGTGCAACCCAACGATAGTTGCCCTGAGCGTAGTCATCTTTTGCCTTCTTAAGAACGTTATCCGCACCGCCCATGTAGTCGACGAACTTCTTAGCGGCCTCTTCTGGTGGCAGCTCATCCAACGTTGCTGGATTGCCGTCGAACCAGCCAAGATACAGGACATAGGTTGCTTTCACATCATGACTGACCGAGCCGTAATAGCCACGGTTTGCCCAGGTATGAGCAAGATTAGGAGGCAGCTGGAATTTGGCGGCTATTTCATCTCGGGTTAACCCTTCATTAGCCATACGCAGAGTCTGGTCATTTATGTAACGATAAAGGTCACGCTGACTTTTAAGCAGTTTGTTAACGTTCTCATTACCCCAGGTCGGCCAGTGGTGCTGGGCCATCAGGATTTCAGCCTTGTCGCCCCAACGATTGATCGCATCATTAATGTATTTCGACCATGGCAGAGGCTCGCGGATCTTCGCGCCGCGCAGGGAATAGGTATTATGGAGCGTGTGCGTGACGTCCTCGGCTGCTTCGATGAGTTTTTTCTCTTCGATATACCACAGCATCTCGGCAGGTGCTTCAGAACCGGGCGCCATCATAAAGTCATAGGTAAGGCCATCAATGACTTCTTTCTGTCCGGTCTTGGTGATGTAATTTGTTGGCGCAATCAGCGTGACTGTCCCGGCCGAGGTTGTTGTGCCAAGACCTGCACCCACCTGTCCTTTTGCATCACCTTTCAGCAAGTTACCGTACATATAACTTGCCCGGCGGCTCATCACGTTACCCGCCATGATGTTTTCTGAAACGGCGGAATCCATGAACCCGGCAGGGGCATAAATTTTCACTTTGCCAGATTTGACATCAGCTTCATCAACCACGCCGCGCACGCCACCGTAATGGTCAACATGACTGTGAGTATAAATCACGGCGACGACGGGTTTTTTGCCACGATTTTTGTAATACAGATCCATACCGACTTTGGCGGTCTCTGCGGACACCAGGGGATCGACAACGGTCAGTCCGGTTTTACCTTCGATGATAGTCATGTTCGACAAATCGAGGTTTCGAATCTGATAAACACCGTCTGTTACTTCAAACAGGCCACTAATGTTTATAAGTTGGGATTGACGCCACAAACTCGGGTTGACGGTAGCAGGGGCTTTTTCTCCCTCTTTAATAAAGTCATATTGTTTAGGGTTCCATATGACGTTTCCCTGTTCGCCCTTAATCACCTCTTGTGGCAGCGGAGCAATAAAACCCTTATGAGCATCCGTAAAGTCTGTTTTATCCGAAAATGGGAGTTGATTTAATAATGCATCATTCGCTTTTTGCGTCGCTTCTGTTGCATCCTTTTGACCTGTTTCAGCAAACGACGATATCGTGAATGTCGATAGTATTCCCGCTAACGCCATACTTTTAACTAATGGTTTAAGTATCATTTTTTCACCTATTTGCCATTATTGATTTATAAAATTCCATATAAAACACTGAAATAAAATAGCTTTAAAAGATGAGAATTCATCATGTAACATTTCATTTTAAAAGGTAGCGGCATGTTTGATTTTTACAAGTTTGCGTTATGTGTTTTTTTTAACTTTGCGGAAAATAACTCCATAACTCATTGTTTAATATGGTTATTATCACCCATAATGACTCATCAAATTCATGTTCAATCTTTGGAAAGTCTTTGAGGTTTTTTTGAAACGATGAAATGTGACCCTTGTCACCATACAACCACGAAAATTACAAAAAATATTATGGATTGATAATATTGATACTATAGGTTAATCACTACCTTAACTCGCCCTGAACTGGCCTGATGTTCTTTAGGGCCAAGATATACTACAAAGCGACTTTGAAAATTCAAAACCCAACTTTATTATTTGGATTGATTATGAAAATAAATAAAGCCTTTGTTTTACTGACCATGCTTCTTGCTTTGAAGGCATTTGCTGATTCGGGTCTTGAAAAAGATGGGAAAGATAAGTTGGATGATGACCCCACAAAGGTAACCACAAAAGCTGGTGTTTCATGGTCAGATAATTATGACCTTGACGACAGTAATCTCTCCTTCTCAGGCTCGGTAGCTCTTGATGCTGCACGAAAGCTTAATGCCCGCATTAACAGCGATGGCAGTGAATGGCGAGTTGGGGGATCCTGGCTCTTTACAGTGGGCATTCTGAATTTCAACTTTGGCAAGAATGAGTATACAAATGGGGCATCTCAAACAAATTACTCAGTAGGGACCTTTATCCCACTAAGTTATTTCGGTATTGAGCCAGCAGGTTTCCAAATTTTCCCTATGGCGGGGTATACCTATAACACTGGCGAAACGTTGGGATGTAAAACAGATAGCAGTTCTAAATGCCCTTCGCCGGAAATTATTGCTACCGGTTCCACAGATCTGGGATTGGACACGATAACCACGTCAGGCAGTAGCGGCTACCTTGGCCTGTTTACTCTTAAACCCCTTACACCTGACCTCAGAGTTATTGCTTTTGCTGCCGGATCATATGGTTCAAAAAACGATGATGGCGATAACTATAAAGGCTACTTCGGCGGACTGGGGCTAGGTTATTCCCTTGACAAGCATAACTCCTTTAACGTGCTCACCTTCCTAATGGATAACAACACCTACCTGGATGATCCAGATAAGCGATTTCTGATTTCCTACACCTACCAATTTAACTAGGTTAATTTTTCACAAAA